ATTATGAAGGTGGTAAATTAATTTTTCCTAGACAGAATGTTACTTACAGATTAGAAAAGGGGGATATTATTGTGTTTCCTGGTGGTTTGACTCACCCACATTATGTGGAACCCGTAACTAAAGGTTTAAGAGATGTAATTGTTGGTCAAAGTATGACATTATCTCAGGACCATAAAATTGATTATTAAAAATAATTTGACAAATTAAAGATTTTTACTATCTTTGAGGTATATATTAGAAACAATGAAAACTACAATAAAACATATGGTCTTTAGTACACAGCAAAAATCGATTTGTTGGTATGAGCGTATGCGCGATTGTAGTTCGGATGTAATCTTAGGATAATTTTTTAAAATAGAAATAAACCCAATTTTTTATATACCCCGAACTCGTAAAAAGGTTCGGGGTTTTTTTATGTAAAATTGTTAGGTTCTTTGAAATATTGGTTGTAAATTTGTATTCGAAATACGGGTGGCTCCCTTAATAGTTAAGGCTGACCTTAAGCATCTTCCGAAAGGATATACAGGGGGCGAAAATATTTCGATTTAAACGTCGCGTTGGACAAATTGGTTAAGTCGTCACCCTTTCACGGTGAAGATTACGGGTTCGAACCCCGTACGCGATACAAGATGATGGTCTGATGTTATTGTAGTTGTCGACTAACTCAATAACTATTAAACGGACAGCACCCTCTGCCTGGGCCCAGAGAAAACTCTGATGAAGCAGTTAAGATTGGAGCGAGATGGGTACTCCAACATCATCATACAGTTCCTTAGCTCAGTGGAAGAGTCCTTGCCTTACATGCAAGTAGTCGTAGGTTCGAATCCTACAGGAACTACATTAAAGTTAAAGGGATGTTGAAGGTGACCGAAAGGTCCCGCCCCGAACAAGTGTGGGCGACTTTAACTTTAAACTTGGTGCGGTAGCTCAGCTGGTAGAGCACTTGCCTGAAGAGCAAGGTGTCGGCGGTTCGAACCCGCCCCGTACCACGGAGTCCCGAATTAACGGGAAACCCCCACTCCCATATGGCAGCCAGTCCGTTAAGCTGGTGAAGTGGGGTATTTGACTTCGTAGCTCAGTTGGCTAGAGCACTTCACTTTTAATGAAGGAGTCCCGAGTTCGAATCTCGGCGGGGTCACTAAAAACTTATATTATGAAAGCAATACTTGAATTTAATTTACCTGATGACCAACAAGATTTTGATTTAGCCGTTAGTAGTATGAAATTTTGGTCTGTATTATTTGATTTAGACCAATCTTTGAGAGCTAAAACAAAATATGCTCCTGACAATTTACCTCAGGATAAGTACGACGCTTATCAAGAAATAAGGGATGAACTTCGTGAGTTAATGTCAGATAATAATGTTAATTTTGACATGGTTAAATAAAAAAAATGATATGATAAACAATATAGACATAATAAAACCATTATTGAACTTCGAGGAGAAGGGGGATTTCTATATGCTGTATGTCTTCAAACGTAAGAAAGACCAACCTGAAGGAGAGAAAGATAACCATCAATCGGTTAGAACTATCAAAACATATTGCATTGAATCAATTGACCACTTGGAAAGGAGATATGATGAGGTAAAGCAACTATGTGAGATGTTCAAGGCAAGAGCTTACATTCATGTTCAAAAACAAAACCACAGAGATGTGTCTTTGGATATGTTGGCGAGTTTAGCTGAGAGAATTAAGAATGGAGTTCAAAACCAAAAGGGGTTATTTGATTCGGTTGTGGGACAGATTAAGACTCAGGAGAAAAGATGGATTATTGATATTGATAATGTATCGATGGACGGATTCAATCATGACCCATATCAGGTGTCATTGAGAGAATATATAAACGAGTTACAAAAAGAGGTAGGAAAAGACCAAGGAATGACTTTTATTAAGACAAGAAGTGGATTCCATATCATAACTCAACCTTTTAATGTAATGAAATTTAAAGAAAGATATCCCGAGGTTGATATTCAAAAAAAGAACCCAACATTATTATATTATCCCAATAATTTAGGTTAAATTTGTAAAACAAAAGGGTCGGTTGGCCGAGTGGTTTAGGCGGTAGTCTGCAAAACTATCTACACAGGTTCGAATCCTGTACCGACCTCATGACAAAGAAAGAAATTGACAAAATGGTTAAAGCCATTAGAATGACAACAAAAAAAGCTTGTAAGAATAAGAAATCTGCTCGTAAGTTTCTTATTAAAGCTGGAATTGTAAAAAAATAATACGTGTGTAGCTCAGTTGGTAGAGCAGTAGTCTCCAAAACTATGTGTCAGAGGTTCGAATCCTTTCATGCGTGCTAAAGGTTGATTGGGGAATGATGATGTAAAACCTGTTAGTGGTTGGAATAAGACATCGTCGGAGTTTAAACTAACATCAGTAATGCCAATCATAAAAGGAGTCGTCCACGGAACCATCTTCTCCTTTCCTTATTTGGGAGTATCGCATAGCGGCAATTGCAGAAGACTGTAAATCTTCCCTCTTTAGAGTTCGTAGGTTCGAGTCCTACTACTCCCACATTTTGGACTTGTAGCTCAGTTGGTTAGAGCACTTCACTCATAATGAATAGGTCCCTGGTTCGAGCCCAGGCTGGTCCACAATATTGCCCGATGGTGTAGCGGTAGCACAAATGTTTTTGGTGCATTTAGGGTTGGTTCGAATCCAGCTCGGGTAACTAAATAAAATGGAAAAAAATATGTGGTTTTTATTAGTATGGGTTATTTTGATGATTATTGTCAAATGGGACAATGACCGCGATTAGGGTTTTATGGTGTAACGGATAGCACACGAAACTACGGATTTCGGAGTTTAGGTTCGAATCCTAATAGAACCTCTAAACTGCGTGGCTTAGAGGAAAAGAACTATCTCTCATAAGGATGGTCAATTGGGTTCAAACCCCAAACACGCAACATATGGTGGCTATAGCTCAGTTGGCAGAGCGCTTGGTTGTGGTCCAAGTTGTCACGGGTTCGATTCCCGTTAGTCACCCAAAGTGTTTACAACGGACAAGGCTTAGGCAAGTGAGTTGAGAATGAGTAGTAGGAGATTTAATCGTTTGGACTACAGAAAGTTTGATACAATAGATTGGTGGGATGCGAGTGGTTGACCAAAACACTTATTACGGAAGGATGGCAGAGTTGGTCTATTGCGTCAGTCTTGAAAACTGAAGTACTGCAAGGTACCGTGGGTTCGAATCCTACTCCTTCCGCAATTTTTTACCCATATTGACTATTTATTAGTATGGAAAAAGTAACATTAACAAAAGAGCAACTATTCAAGGTAATGCACCTGAATGAACAGGAAAATAAGTCTGAAACTAAAGGTAACTCAGGATTTAAGAATATGGTGTCAGCACTATTACATTCTCAAACTCAGGTACACATCTTTCATTTACAGACTAAGTCATATTCTGAACATAAAGCATTACAAAAATACTATGAAGGAATTGATGCATTAGTGGACGGTATTATCGAAAGTTATCAAGGTAAGTACGATGTTATTAAAAATTATGATTCAGTTAAAACTGAGGACTATAAGAGTTCTGAGCAAGTAATTAATTATTTCAAATCATTAGATACTATGATTGAGAAATCTAGAAAAGAAGTTAAAGAATCGTTCATTCAAAACCAAATTGATACGGTTCAGGAATTAATATTCTCCACAGTATATAAGTTAAGATTCTTAAAATAAGATACTGTCGAAATCTAATATTGAATTCCTCTAATTTAAAAGTTAGGGGAATTTTTTTTATGGTACAAAATGACTATCTTTGTACAAATAATGGAATATAGCTCAATTGGTTAGAGCGTCCGCCTGATACGCGGGAGGTTGATGGTTCGAGTCCATCTATTCCAACAATGGAAAATGAAATTAAAAAGAAAAATGGTAATAGAGCCAAGTTTAAGAAAATTGTAAAAGAGTATAAAGACGCAACCAATTCAGAAATTTGGGAAGGAGTTAGGGATAATTTTACTTTTGGGTTTATTGGTGCGACTATTGTTGTGTTTATAGCGACAAGAGCGGATTTTGCGGTGTTATTGGGATATCTAACGTATTACTTTTTTATGGGTAAGATAGTTAACCGTCCCAAATATGTAACAGATTTAGGACGAATGATAGTGTTCCCAATACCATCAGCATTAGGCGCATTTGCAGGATATAAATTATCTTATTACCTTTTACAATTATTGTAATGTGTTGGAGAGTTACCCAAGTTGGTGAAGGGGCTTGTTTGCTAAACAAGTAGGGTGTTAAAGCCGCGAGGGTTCGAGCCCCTCACTCTCCGCAGAAAAAAATATCTGA